TGTGTTATAATATACCCATATTATGCGGAATTAGTATAATGGTATTACAATGGGTTACCAACTCATAGACGGAGGTTCGATACCTCCATTCCGCTCCAATCTCTCTCTTACCCCTCTTCGGAGGGGTTTATCCGTTAAGTTAGGTGAACAAAATGTTTGAACATGTTGGTGTAAATCTCGGGTACAATGATCTAGAAGCAAATACCAGTGCTGCTGGTCGTCTCTATGAGACGCCTGAGGGTGTAAAGTATCCATCAATCACAACTGTTCTTTCTATCCTAAGTCAAGCCGGTATACAAGCATGGCGAAAGAGAGTCGGTGAAGAAGAAGCGAATCGTATCTCACACCGAGCATCCACGCGTGGTACCGCTGTACACGCTATCGTAGAAGATTACCTCAACAATGTTGAAAACTACAAAGATAAATATGCTCTGAATATTATCGATAACTTCTTGCCTCTCAAAGGTCTTCTGGATACTCGAATAGGCAAGATCTATGCTCAAGAGGTCGCCTTGTTCTCACACCATTTGGGTGTCGCTGGTCGAGTCGACTGTGTTGCCGAGTTTGATGGTAAGATTTCGATAATCGATTTTAAAACATCCCAAAAGATTAAACCCAGAAAGTATGTTGAAAACTATTTTATGCAGGAAGCGGCTTATGCTGTGATGTTTGAAGAACGGACAGGAACTCCAATTACACAATTGGTTACCTTGATAGCAGTTGATAATGAACAACCTCAGGTTTTTGTTGAGCATCGTGATGATTGGACCAAGCCTTTACTTGATACGATCAAAAAATACCAAGCAAAACAGATAAGAAACTAAAGAGTTAATACGCTCGTAGTTCAATGGGCAGAACAACTGTTTTTCTCTAAACAGTAGGCGCTGGTTCAAATCCAGTCGGGCGTACCAATCAACAAAGGAGTGCTTATGAAGATTACATCTAAAAGAGTATATCGTTTTAGCAATCAGTGGACAGATGAAAAGACTGTTTACTTACTCCCTTCTGTTTCAGTATCTCTAGAAGAGTATTGTTTAGATATTTCATTTCTGTGTTTTAAGTTCTACACCTTTATTGAATACAGAGTGTATGAAAGTGTATGAACATTAGAGAAGAAACTAAAGAGTTACACGATCTTGTAGAGGAAACAACCTTTGCTCTTCGTCTTCTCAACGGTGAGACGACCGACATGGACTACGTTCGATATCTTAATGCCCAGTACGTCATCTTTGAAGCGATAGAGTCTTTTTGGGAAGGTTACAATATCCCACATTCATCTCTGACGAGATGTGGTTCGATAGTCAAAGATCTTGAGAGTCTTGGCAAAACCCCGTCGACACTCGACACTCCTAAGTCAGCAATCCGATACTCAGACTATATTCTAGGCGAAGATGATGTAGAGTCATCTAATTCCCACATTTATCTTAACTATCTAGGTATGGTGTTTGGCGGAAGCATTATCGCAAAGAACATTCCCACTCCGGGTCACATGTATAAATTTGAGAATCGTCAAGACTGTATCAGCGCGGTTCGTAATCTGACTCTGAACACCGAAAAGGTGAAGCAGGGTTTTAGGTATCATATAGATATTATGGAAGAGTTAGAGGAAATGCGAACAAATGCAAGCGTGGAATGAGTTCATCGATTTCAGTGAGTATCTGAAAACCACAATGAGTGGATACTGTGGGTCGCCTAGCGTTGAGGTCGTCGATCAACATACTAACTACTACTACGCTTCCGAGAAGACTGATCTGGCACACATATCCATCATTGATATGAGAGAAAGTAAGAAGATGTGGATGATGCATGTGGCGTGTTACTCTAAGAGTGAATATCCGATGCCTATCTATGGTTTTGATGTAATATGCGGTGCTCGCAAAGTGACTGGATGTTTTCATGATATGTCACCCACAACCTCAGGTTATTATTCTAAGGCGAGTGAAGACTTCAAAGCCAATGTCGCACCGTTCATCCCGAAGCGCACCAGAGATCTACCGCCATGGGCAAAGGAAATATTCTCTGATCACATGGTTGTTGATGTCACCCACAACCTCTGGTAATTATTCTAAGGCGAGTGAAGACTTCAAAGCCAATGTCGCACCGTTCATCCCGAAGCGCACCAGAGATCTACCGCCATGGGCAAAGGAAATATTCTCTGATCATATGGTTGTTGCAGGAGCAACAGATGATGTGACCGAGATTAAAAATCTTGTACATATGGGCAAAGAAAATCTTCATGCATGGTTCAAAGAACTGGAAGACAAGACGCCACTCCAATCAGACCATGCGCGAATTGTAGATTATAGCCACAATCGTGCTAAGTACTGTAAGAATCAATTAGAAAATACCAACTCAAAAAACGTTATGGTTTCACTAGGGTTAGAGGAAGATTATGTCAACCAGTTCAAAAAGCGCCAGTTCCCGTATTAAAAAAGCGTTGTGGTATTCGACTGGGATGATCTCGCTCGGTCTCGCTTACATCGGATTTGTCACTCCTGGCATACCGTTCTCTATTTTCCTAGTGTTCTCTGCGTATTGTTTCTCTAAATCCTCTCAGCGTATGCACGACTACCTGTACAATCACAAACACTTCGGTCCATTTCTGACGAACTGGATTGAGAAGAGAATCTTCCCTCAACGAATGAAGTACGCCATGATAGTGGTTATGTCATCCTCGATCGCTTTTCTGTGGTTCACCACTTATAATCTCGTTGCTGTTCTATGGTCAGGCGGTTTCATGGCTGCTGTGGCTGTCTGGGCGTGGCAATATCCAGGGTCTGAAGAAGAATATCAGAAAAGAAACAAAAACGTTTCATAAACTATACAATGTACATTATGAGAAACAAAACCTACAAAATATGCACACAATGTCTTCAATCATTGCCTAAAACATTAGAGCATTTTCACAGGAATGGTAAAAACTATTTTTCATCAAAGTGTATGCCTTGTCAGAATGAATATAATAGATCAAGAAACGCCGCTGCAAGAAAATCGTTCAAAGAATATAAACAAAATCTCTCGTGTATACAATGTGGATTCAATGATTCACGCGCATTAGTCTTTCATCACAGAGATCCTAGCACCAAATCATTTACAATTTCTGATAATGTAACTAGACAAAGCAAAGAAAATATGCTAAACGAAATTGCTAAGTGTGATGTTTTATGTGCGAACTGTCACTCAATTCACCATTATGATGAAACAAAATGAGAAACAAAGAAGCATTCGTCTACCTATGGTTTGATACTAAAAGCCGTATCGTGCTAAGAAGAAAAGAGAATAACATGCACGTTATTCCCGTTTAACATGAAAATATATCATGTAAAAAAATGAAAAAACTTCCTTTTTTACCCTCGCAAGTCATTGATTTATCGGGGGTTTTTTTCTTTATATTTCTTCTTATAAATCAGTAACTTATCGCTTGTGTTTTCACATCATCTACTGTATAATTACTATGTAATCAACGAGAAGAGAGAGACCTAAAGATGGAAAAAATGACAAAGACTGCTGCATCTTATGAGACTTATGCCGAGTACGTTGCTGCTCGTCGCGCAACACGTCACCACGTCTTGCCTGAGACCTTGTGGACTGCATTGAGAGAAGACGAGACCTTGTGTAACCCTCGAATGGCAGAAGGTTTTGCCGAGTTTGAGGCTGCATGGGAAGTGTTGGATAGCACTTTGAGATTAGACCCTAGTAAACCCGCTTACATTGTGAGGACTGTATAATGATTAACTATAAAGCATTTGATGTTGCTGTTGTTGGTGAGACGATTGGTTGGAAATCTGCTGCTGGTTATCTTGAAGGTGAGATTACCCGAATCGACACTCGCAAGAACACGGCGTGTAAAAAGACTATGAGTGACTGGGTGTTGGTTGAGTTAGACCCTTACTTTGCTCGATTCGAAGGTGAGAAGGCGTATCTCAACGCAAACTTTCTGATGGGTGGTGGTAAGTCTCGCAGAATTCGTGCTGGTGGATACAGCCCTTATGCCGAGTATGTTGCGAAGAGACGATCATTCGGTGATGCTGTCATGTCAGAAAGAGAGTTTGATCGGTTAGTATCTCGTTAAGAGGGGTTTTACGATGAGTTCACGCTTGCGAAAATTGCTAATTATTGCTACGTGGCGTGACTCATCGATTTTTTTATTGATAATGAAGGAGATATAAAATGGTGTATGATGATTACTTTTTATCCTACTCAGACGCAAGATCAAATCTCGCGGTCGCCAACTCTGTACTCAAGACGTTGATTTCAGCAGCCGAAGGAAATAGTGAAACGGTGCTTGAAATTGCGTTAAACTTAGCGAAAGAGAATGTGAGTGAATTGGATGAATACTTGAAGAAGGTTTGATTATGGAAAATGAAAAACGTTATGGTAACCCGAGAGAGGTATTTGTTGCCCTTGCTGTTGGAGTGCTTATGTACCTTGGCTTGGTCTTGGTGCTTGTTGATGCTCTTAATCGGCCAGAAGTTCTTATAAGTACTTCATCCGGTAAGTGTGTTGACGTGATTAACTTTATCGAAGAGAATAATTATACCTGTGATAATAAACCACCTAAGTATAGTGTTACTTGGGTACAATAAAAGGCGTGAAAATGAGCAAAGTGTCATTGGTAGGATTGACAAAACCGTCAGCATCAACTGGATGTAATACCGCAAACGATTTGATTGCGTATTCTGCAAGGGTGAGTAACCCAGGCAATCAAAACAATGCGGTTACTTCGGCGAAACTTCTGAAGTATCTTATTCGAGAGAATCATTGGTCTCCATTTGAAATGGTATCAATGACCTTAGAGATTCAAACAACCCGTGATATCTCACGACAGATCATAAGACATCGGTCGTTCTCGTTCCAAGAATTTAGTCAGCGTTATGCTGTGAGTGAAGATTTTGTTTCGAGAGAGGCAAGATTACAAGACCCTAAGAACAGGCAGAACTCAATCGAGATCACGAATGATGATGATCGGTTAGTTGAAAACTGGAACATGAAACAACGTGAAGTTATCAACAAGAGCAAAGAGGTATATAAGTGGGCACTTGAAAATGGTATTGCGAAAGAACAAGCCCGAGCAGTGTTGCCCGAAGGAAACACTCAGACTACTCTGTACATGTCTGGCACACTTCGATCTTGGTTGCATTACTGTGATCTTCGAAGAAGTAATGGGACACAGAAAGAACATATGGAAGTAGCAGAACAATGTTGGGAGATTATCAAACAGCATTTCCCTGATATCACCAAAGCAATTGATGGAGAAGTTAAATGAATAAAAATGATATTGTGTCGATCGTGACACTGACCGGTGAGTTTGTAGGCAAGTTTGTTGAAGAAACATCTGAACAATACGTGATTGCTGATCCTCGACTGTTGACTCAAACTGAAAGCGGCGTTGCGTTTATCCCTGCTGTATGCATGACTGGGATACAGGAACCCGACGAAGTCAGATTCAATAAGGGGACAGTTGCGTTTGTAATTAAGACCGCAACCGAAGTTGAACGCGAATATCGAAAATCTACAAGCGGTATTATTATATGAACGCAAAGAAAGCAAAAATGATGCGCAAAATAAAAAAGCTTGCACGTAAAGATAAAAAGTTGTATAATAGTCTTTCACATCATGAGAAGGCTATCCTTGGTGAGGTGTACAAGATTGCTATAAAAAATATGGGGTAAAAATGAATATATTTTATCTAAACAAAGACCCTTTCCTTTGCGCAAAAGATCACTGTGATGCTCATGTGTGTAAGATGACGGTCGAATATGCCCAGCTTCTGTCCACTACTCATCGAGTAGTAGATGGTGACTTTTGGTACGGTCGATCAACAAGTGGTCGAAAAGTCCAGAGGTATTTTCATCCAGATAGTGTTATGAATCACACCTTGTACAAAGCGTGTCATGTAAATCATCCATCTACAATATGGGTAAGAGAATCTGCTGATAATTACAATTGGTTACATTCTCTTTGGTTCGAGTTGGCGCACGAGTATGAACATCGTTATGGTCGTGTACATGAATCGTATCGAAAGTTAGAGTATTTTCTACTACTCCCTCCTTCGAAATTAGAAAGCAAAGGGTTCACAGAACCAACACCAGCAATGTCACAATATCCTCAATGTATTGTCGAAGGTGATTCAATGACTTCATACAGACAGTTCTATTGGGAAGACAAGCGATCATTCGCTAAGTGGACTAAACGAGAGGCTCCAGAATGGTGGAAAGAGTATGAACGGAAAGGGAAGCAAACCGAGACCAATTTCAGTGGACCCGAAGACGTTTGATAGTAACTGGAATAAGATCTTCAACAAAGACAAAAAGGTTGTGAAAAAGAAAACGGGAGATAAAGATGGCGCCCAGAGTTAAAAAGTTTACACCTAAAGAAAAAAAGACTATAACTCCAGCCCCAGATTGGAAGAAACTCCAAGCGGCAGAGACAGAAGAAGATCGTCTTAAAGCGTGGCGAGATTGTGAGTATTTTGTTCATATGGAAGTGAGTAACAAAGAATACCTACACTCAGCAAAGAAGTGGGTACGTGATCATAGTGGTTGGGATTTGTACAGTGAAATGATCCGTGTACCAGACGTGTATCTTTCAACGATTTGTAAACACGGGTGGAAAGCATATAGACTTGGTTACATGCCCGAAAAGATAAAAGGTCAGTTTAAGACCCAACTGTTGTCGATGATAAATCGTGTTGAGAAACTTCGTGAGACAATGACGTATAACCCACCAATTCACTCAAGTTTAGATGACTTAGATGACGATCATCCTCTCCATGTCACAAAAGTTAAGGAGTGGCTTGAACATTGGAAAAAGTATGTTGCGTCTTTTAAGAAAAATGAAACGCCCACAAAAGAGGAGATAATCGCCCAAACATATGTTTACAACATTCAGATGTATTTGAAGTCTGGTGTATGGCTCGATTCACACTATGGTGAACTTCGAGAGAATAAAGTCAACTATTTGTGTATCGCACCAGCATTCGATAAAGATGGTTTAATTAAACGAACCGTTGGTGTATTTTATAAGGACGTAGGACAAATCTGGTCTAAGGAGTTAGAATGACTATTAGTGGTATGATGATGAACAAGAACAAGTTTTCGAAAAGCATCGAGGAGATTGTTCGTTATAAAAATCTTAGTTACATTGATGCTGTGTTGTACTTCTGTGAGAAAAACAAACTTGATGAAGAAGATGTGAAGAAATACATTTCAGGACCAATTAGGAGTAAGATCGAAGCAGAGGCAATGAAATTGAATTTCATTCCTCGGGGTAACGAATTGTCTTTCGAATAAATAACGATTGACTTTTCATTTTTTTTATAGTATAATGCTATTCTTATATAATGTATAACGTGGATAATCTGTAATACAAAACATACAAAACATACAAGGAAATATATATGTCGTTTTCAAACCTCAAGCGTAATCGCAACTCTATCTCTGATCTCGTCTCTGCCGCAAGCGCAGGTGACGCACCCACCGATAAGAAGTCCTATGTTGACGAGCGACAGTGGAAACCCACTGTTGATAAAGCAGGTAATGGGTACGCTGTTCTGCGTTTTCTACCTGCTCCCGAAGGTAATGAACTCCCATGGGTTCGATACTGGGATCACGGATTCAAAGGTCCAACTGGTCAGTGGTATATCGAAAAGTCTCTGACTTCGATTGGTCAACAAGATCCTGTTGGTGAATACAACTCTCGTCTCTGGAACTCTGGTGTAGAATCAGACAAAGAGACTGCTCGTACTCAGAAGCGTCGACTTCACTATGTGTCAAATGTTCTGGTCGAATCTGACCCGGCTAACCCACAGAACGAAGGCAAAGTCTTCCTGTACACCTTTGGTAAGAAAATCTTTGATAAGATGATGGATGTGATGCAACCACAGTTTGCTGATGAGACCCCTGTAAATCCCTTTGATTTCTGGGAAGGTGCTTCATTCAAACTGAAGATTCGAAATGTTGAAGGTTATCGTAACTATGATAAGTCAGAGTTTGCTTCGCCAGCACCGTTGTTGAATGGTGATGATTCGGAACTAGAACAGATCTATGAAGGGTTATATGATCTGAATGAGTTTACGGATCCAGCGAACTACAAGACTCGTGAGGAACTCGCTGATCGTCTTGCTCTTGTTCTGGGTCAGTCGATCACGACTCGTCAAGAGATTTCGATGGATACATCGAGCGCACCAGAACCAATGAAAACTAGTAGTCCTGTGCAACCACGAGAATCTAGTGAGTCAATGAGCGCAGATGGTGAAGAGGATACTCTTTCATACTTTGCGAAACTTGCCGCTGAAGATTAACTCTTAGTATAAACCTTAAAGGTTATGGGGGGACGAAAGTCCCCTTTTTTTATGCTCCGGCATATGCGTCTGATCTTGTTCCGTTAGACATTGTCGCAGAGGGCATAAAAGAATTCCCAGAACTAGACACACTGGTTTGATTGCTCACACTTGTAGGTGCGTTAGTGTTGTTCACGACTGTGACGGCGTTTGAAGCCGCTGAACTTTCAAGAGCGTTCCTCTCCATAGACTCTCTTCGAACATCTGAATTATTACGAGGTTTACTCAACTGTTCAGCAGGTGGTGTATCAGTGCTTGCGGCAGCAGCGGCAGTTATTTTCTCAGCGCGACCCGTTCCATCAGCAGCAAGGGGAGCATCCATCACTTTGTTGAATGCTTTACTAAATGCTTCGGTAGGCGAGTCGCCAAGAGGGTTTACCACTGCGCCAAGTGCAGACCCGATACCCCTTCCTACTGCGACTGGGAATCTGAAAATTTTCTGTACAATTACCTTGACTTTATCAACCATATTACTGAACAAATCTTTGAATGAAAATGAGTCAAGCATCCCGCTGAAGTTTTCAAATCCAAGTTTCTCGGCTATCCAAGAGATGCCATCTTTTAACAGGTCGAGAGGCATCATGATAAGCCCGTTGATAAGACCTTTATAAGCCGCTGAAGTTTTCAAATCCAAGTTTCTCGGCTATCCAAGAGATGCCATCTTTTAACAAGTCGAGAGGCATCATGATAAGCCCGTTCATAAGACCTTTAATCGCACCGTAGAAACCGCCGAGAATTTTGTCCATCATACTACCACTTTCGGCCGTAAACCCATCGATTGTTCCTGAGATGATGTCAACCAAACTCATAATAATTCCGATCGGGATAAAAATCCTACCAAGAATGGCACCAAAGGCCCGGAAAGCTCCAAACAACCTTCCAAACGCTGTCCCAATTTTAGCAAAAACACCACCCACAGTTTTAATACCTTCTGTTAGTGGCTTGAAAATTTTAGCCAAGATTCCGGTCGGATCAAAGAAGTTTCTTATGGCTTTAAATTTATCCTTCATAAAGGTGCCAAAGTTTGTCAGAGGCTTCTTAATATAGTCATCGAACATATTAATTGTTTTAACAACTAAATCGTCTAAGAATGCGAACACTTTTGAATTCTTAAACTTCTCCATAAGGCGTGTACTAATAAAATCTAATTTCACAATTTTGAGTGCGGCGCGAAGAGCGTCAAACACACCTTCTACAAAACCTATCATCAGTGCAGGACCTATTGCGATAGCGGCTAACAACCCGGCTAATAACCCACCTACTCCTAACCCACCTCCACTAGGAACCTCTCCTCCAGGAGCGCCCGGAACCGCACCAGGCACCAAAGGAGCAGGCTGGTTCTTTAATTCTTGCATCATTTCAAGCATATCGAGTTTATCGGCGCGCATCATCATAAAAAACTCAGCGAAACGATCATCGATCAACGCAACATATTCGGTGGTTTCCTTTTGTTCTTCAATCAAATCACTAAGTGTTATTGTTGCCATTGGCTTGCTCTCTTGCTTGTTTTTCTTCTTCTAATGCTTGAAGCAATAGAATGATGTGTACTTCCCTCTCCCACGGCATCATCATTTCTATTTCTGTCAAAGTATAATTATGATGCCTCTGTAACAAAAAATTTGTTTTAAAATGATTTGCCAAATCGTCGTGAGAGAGGCTTATTAAAAAAAACTTTGAATTCCTTTTAATTCTATTTCGTTAGGTTCATGACACTTCACACAGTCATAGACAATCTTATGTTTAACCTGCGGCATGTCCAAAAGAAAAGTTGATACCTTTTCAAATTGTTCTTTAGTCATAGACTCTAGGAACTTACGAATATTCTCTGGTGTCTCGTCAGCCATTTCAATTCGATCTTCTTCAGTTAACACCGCAGACATACTGTTCGCAAGAATATCAAACCCCATTTCGTTTTCATCTTGGTTTAGATTAATATCTTTATAACTGGGATATTTCATCTCGACTGTGACCTCGTCACTAATCTTAATTAACTTGTCTTTTGTACCGCCCACACACTCTATACTTTCCAAATCAATTACATGTTCGTTAGGTTCTTTACACGACTCACATGACAGATTTATCGTAGATGACTCACCAACAGATTTTGATCTGAGTTTAATAAAAAGATACTCGATATCAAAGGTGGTAAGACTTTCTACTTTGGTCTGCGACTGTACGCACGATTGGATCGTGTCCATAATAGCACTCATCATCTGAACACCATCACCAGATTCAGCCGCCATCATAAGGACTTTTTCTTCTTTCACAAGATAAGGTCGAAACTTAATCTTTTTACCTGTTGAAGGTATTTTTAACTCATATTTTGGTGTATCATTTAGTACAGGTAATGCCATAATTTATCTCCATTAATTAAATATTGCTTGCAATGCTACCTAGTAGCCCACTCACTGCATTTCTATTTTTGTTTTTAGGTGTTAATTTTTCACTTTCCCAATAGTGGTAGGAAAACTCTACTGTAATTGTACTTATCTCATTTGATGAGGCGTCCGAGAAGGTCTCATTTGTTATGCTTACAGGAAAGGCTCTGTCAAGAGTCCATTTATAATTCTTATCAAACGAACTTCCTATATCAATATCAAAATTAATATTGATTGGGCCCAGTTCAATTTGCTTGTCGTAGATCGGATAACTCACACCTTTCTCTAACTGAAATATTTCTACTTTCTTACAGTACTGATCTGGGTAGGATGATTCGTATCTACCTTCGATGTCATCATATTTTTCCAGAGCAAGTTGTTGCCATACTTCAAAGTATTCACGAACAGACTGATCATTCAACACTCGAAAGGTCATAGAAACATTCGGGTTGACAAAACCATAAACGACATCTTGTTTCACAATTCCCAACTCACGTTGAACAGTTGTCAACTGTCGTGCGGGCAAAGTAACGTTTGTACAAAGGACCCCGAGTTCATATGAACTATATTGCCCAAACGAAGGCAGATACACATAGTAAAGATTTGTTCGAGCAAGACCGCGGCCCTTTGAGACGATCGATTTTAATTCTTCTACTGTTCCCGACTTAAGCATTCATTATTCTCCGAGAATCTTTATAAACCTGACCCATTTTCCCTTTCTGCCATTGAGCGGCTGGAAGAAATGTTGCAATCTCCCATTCAGGAGGGGCAATGTACGCAAGTTTTCCTTCTATCTGACTTGTTAAGTAATGTTTAAAGCAAGGCTTAAAATACTTAAACTTTGCCGCCCGATTTAGAAATTCATATGACACTTCAAACCTTGTTGACTCGTTGTACTTTTTATTGTTGGTGATGTCCATCAGGTTGTCAAGAAACTTAGCACGAAGAGGTATCGGCAGATAGTGTAGATTCATACCATAAAACCCCTTTGCCGCCGGACCAATCGCAATCACCAAGGGAAACGAATCCCAATACGGGAGCGTGTCTCTGTTCTTCGCATCGTAGAAGAACATGAACATAGATCCAGAAGCATGTTTCGACCTTTTCTCAACAGGATCTTCATTCATCAACGCTCTACGATTAAGGTTGCGCATGTTCTGCACTTTCTTTCGAAACCAGTCACGAGACTCTTTAGTGCGTGGCGTGATACCCGCTCGAAACGCTTCTTTCATTCATCAACGCTCTACGATTAAGGTTGCGCATGTTCTGCACTTTCTTTCGAAACCAGTCACGAGACTCTTTAGTGCGTGGCGTGATACCCGCTCGAAACGCTTCTAACTCTACTGTCTGAAAAAGATTTGACACTATAAGACCCTTGGTTCATGCATGAGTGAAATTTGTTCTTCGTTTCTATCTAAACTAAGCCCGCCAACAAAACATCTAAACACCGGAAGTTTAATCGCATATTTTCTCATCGGGAAAACAGCATCAGGAAACGCTTGAACCCATCCCTGTTCACTTGGTTGTAATATCTCTTTTCGAAACAGTTCAAATACTCTTTCAGACGAGAAATCGTTTCTTTTATGAAAAATCAACATGTCGTTTAATCTGGCGTATTGGTATTTTCCCGTAGTTTCTATAATTGAATCCCATCTTTTTAATCCTTTTGAATTTTCACCTGACTCCGAACTAAATCCGAATATGATATTTCTGTTGTATGATTTTTTTACAAAATGGTCCCAATCTATTTTTTCGTTCAGTTCCGAATCGTATCGACACCGAACTATCATGTCATATTCTCTAGGGACATCAAAAAGCAATTGTAACGAATGTCCTATAATTTGTTTGTATCCCCAGGCTAATACTTTTGCGTTTGTTTGTATCCCCAGGCTAATACTTTTGCGTTATATTTTCTGCCAATTTTTTTATCGTTGCATAGAGCATTTAAATGGTCGGATTTTGGTTCTTCGTAGATCGTGTAATTTTCGCCTTCTATTTCATACCCCCGCCAAGTACTAAAAAAGAAATCATAATCAGGAAAAATTCTTCGGAATCTCGTTATATTTTCTTTGTAATTGCCTCGAGGCAGACCAGAAAAACACATAGCAACCTTCATATCCCTTTTCCCCGAAACGACCCTAACTTTATTAACACCATTTTCATACTTTCTATTTAGTCTTTTTTGTACTCGTTTTCTTCCTCGTGAAAGGTTTTAATGGTTTAGTGGACTTGGGCATTATTCCCATTGCGTTAAGTTGTTTTTCTGTCCAGATCTGAAACTCCCACCCTTGATCTTTCGCATACTCACTTGCCGCTTTCCATTTGTTTTGATTCTTTATATACGTCAATCCTTCATTGATATAACGCTTAGTGCGACGATCACCCTTAGGAGGTGACAGTTCTTTTTCAGGCTTTATTTCTATGAGAACGGTTTTTCCTGACTTGTAAACAATTTTCAAATCCATAAAATACCTGTGGTACTTTCTATCAACTTCATATAGATATGGTATGACGGTTTCTTCGCTTGACCAATATTTTATTTCTGAGTTTTGGTCACACCATTTGAACGCATGTTTCTCCCATAAAGATCTGTAGACGACATTTGAATAATCGCCTTTATACTTCTCGGGATTTTTAACTCGATACCTGCCTTTATATGTCATAAAAACTCTATAAATAAACTAAGATAAACATATTTATTAGGTCTTATATGGACACTATACAAAATCGAAGTGAACGCCGCCAGTACTGGAGCGAAGAACCGAACACGGCAACCGAAGAAGTTGTGATCGCCGAAGAAAAATCTAC